GACCAGCAACGTCAATGTCGCCACGCGCACCTATGCGCGGAATACGGTGTACTACAACCCGATGAACCGCGAGGCGGTGGACAACTACGCGCCGTGGACGACTGCGGGTGGTTCGGCGATGACCGGTGGCACCTCGTATACGGCGGTGTACGGCAGCTTCAACTACGCCTCGGGCACGACGATCGATCTGTCCAATGCAAACAGCTGCGCCCGCTACGACTACAACGGCAATGGCACCGACGGTGAAGCCGGCGACACGCAAGTCTGTGGTGGTGTGCAGACCTTCTTTGTTCCCAAGAACACCAGCGATACGGTGACGGCGGCGGAACTGGCGGATGGACGCAACTACTACCGCTTCCAGATTCTTGATGCGAGCACGATCCAGCGCTCCGAGTACACCACGCTGACCCAGAATGCCACGGTCAACGTACCGAACACTTTTCCGAAAACCGGTCTGAGCCGCAGCAACTCCGGCTACAGCGAAAACTTCACCTTCACGTTGCCAGAGCACGTTTACGCGCTGACTGTCACCGTGTCGGGTGGCACCCGCGCACGTAATGGTGCCGATCTGTATCTGCGCCGGGGCGCCGAGCCGGATATCGACAATTACGATCGTCGTTCTGCCACTGCCAACTCCAATAACGAGAGCATCGTTTACGACTATGCGCCCGCGGGCACCTGGAACGTAAAACTGTATGCCGACCGCAGTGGCAACAACCAAAGTTCCTACACCAACGTCACCCTGACGGTGACCTATCGCCTGAGCAACGCGTGCGGCTCCGGCGACAGCGGCAGCGGTAGCGGCTGGACCGGTTGTACGAACACGCTGCCCAATCCCGATGTGCGTGGCAGCGTGGCGGCGGAATTGACCAACTACGCCACCTGGTTCTCGTACCACCGCACCCGCATGAAGGCGGCCAAGGCCGGCGCCAGCGCCGCCTTCAACGGCATCTCCGCCGACATGCGCGTGGGCTATCGCACCATCTGGGGTTCCGCGCGCGATCCGGCCAATCCGGCTGCCAACTCGCCGACCTATGCAGTGCCGATCCCGGTGGCCCATAACAATGGCTTGTTCCTGGACACGCCGGCCGCCAACAACCGCACCCGTTGGTACAACCGCTTGTTCGCCACCTATGGCCGCGATGGCACGCCTTTGCATGGCGCCTTGCAGAAGGCCGGTGACTATTTCAGCAGCGACGGCACCAATGGCCCCTATGGCCCCGGTACCGGCAGCGACCAATTGGCCTGCCGCAAGAACTTCACCATCCTCACCACCGATGGTTACTGGAACAGTGCGTCCAATTACACCACCGGCACCGGCAATGCCGACGGCACGGCCGGTCAGCGCATCACCCAGGATGAGGCCAGCTACCAGTACTCGCCTGCATCCCCCTACAGCGACACGTATTCCACGTCCTATCTCAATCAGAACGCCAACGCCGGCACCATTGACGCCACCCTGGCCGACGTGGCGATGAAGTATTGGAAGACCGACCTGCGTCCCACCATGGACAACCTGGTGCCGACCTCACCGACCAACCCGGCGTTCTGGCAGCACATGGTCACCTTTGGTATCGCCATTGGCTTGAGCGGTACCGTCGATCAGAAGACGGTGACGGAAGTGCTGCAGTCGCCGAACGGACCTACGGTCGGCGGCGTAGCCGGTTGGCCACAGCCGCGTGGCGACGGCAACAGCACCATCGATGATCTGTTGCATGCATCGGTGAATGGCCGTGGCAACTTTGTGGCGGCTGGCAATCCCAAGGCGTTCAAGCAGGGCCTGACCACCGCGCTGTCGCAGATTAATGACGACGTGGGCTCGTTCTCCAACGTAGCGGCCAACTCCGCTTCGCTGAGCACCAATGCGCGCTTGTTCCAGGCGCGTTACCGCGCAGCCGTGTGGACGGGTGAAGTGCTGTCCTATACCAAGCGCACCGACGGTACATCGGGTTTCAACAGCACCCATGCCTGGTTGGCGTCGGAAGGCATCCCGACCACCGACCGCAAGGTGTTCACGTCGAGCGGTGGGGTCGGCACGAACTTCCCGACGACGGCGCAGGAAACCGCGCTGGATCGCAATGGCACCAACGACGAGTTCAAGGTCACCGGTGCGCTCAATGCGGCCTACCTCAAGGGCGCGCGTGACCGCGAAATGGCCCGAGGCGGCGTGCTGCGCGATCGCGTTCACCTGTTGGGCGACATCGTCAGCTCGTCGCCGGCCTATGCCAGCGATACCGACACCCTGTTCGTGGGCGCCAATGACGGCATGTTGCACGCCATCGACGCTTCGAATGGTCACGAGCTCTTCGCCTTTGTGCCGGACGGCATCAATCTGAGCGACCTGAGTACCTTCAGCCGCCCGGACTACGCGCACCGCTACTTCGTCGACGGCCCGATCGTGGTGTCCAACCGCGTGCAGACGCCGGGCAACAACATCCTGGTAGGTGCGCTGGGCAAGGGTGGCAAGGGCCTCTTTGGCTTGAACGTCAATGCGCCGTCCACGGTCACCGCTGCCGGCTTGCGCCGTTGGGAGCGTCTGGAGACGCCGCTCAACAATATGGGCCTGGTCCAGTCACGCCCGTTGATCGTCAAGCTCAACAACGGCGTGACCGGCCTGATCGTGCCCAACGGCATCAACAGCACCAATGGCCGAGCAGTATTGCTGGTGCTCAACCTGAGCAGCGGTAATGTCATTGCCGAAATCGACACCAACGTCGGCGATGCGGCGCTGGATTCGGCCTCATCCAACGGCCTCACCGGCGCGGTGGGTTGGGATCGCGACGGCAACGGCACTACCGACGTGGTGTACGGCGGCGACATGCTGGGCAATATGTGGAAGTTCGATCTGGGCTCGGCTACCTCGGCCAGTTGGAGTGTGGCCAACTCGGGTTCGCCGATCTTCGTGGCCACCGGCCCGGACGGCACCACACCCCAGCCGATTACCGCCAGCCCGACCGTGGCGCTGCATCCGACGTCCTACAAAACCTGGGTGTTCTTTGGCACCGGTCGCTTTATGACCGCGGGTGACGTGCAAAGCCGCACGGTGCAGACCATGTACGGCATCATCGACTCGGGCGCGGCGGCGACCAAGTCCAATCTGACTCAACGACAGATTGTTTATGTCAACCACACCGACGCCACCAAGGCCACTCAGCGCGCATTCCAGCAAAATGCGGCACTCGGAAGTGGCAGCCGTGGCTGGTACATCAACCTGATTGATCCCTCGCCAGCCACCGCATCGGGCGAGCGGGTGGTGACCTCGCCGCAGCTGGATGGCACGGTGCTGGAATTCAGCTCAATCATTCCCACCGCTGACGCCTGCCGCACCGATGGCCGCGGTTACTTGAATGCGCTGGACGCCTTTACCGGCACCAGCACCCTGGTGCCTTACTTCGACGTCAACCGCGATGGCCGCTTCGACAGCAATGACCAAGCCAACATCGGCGGCGGCACGACGGTACCGGTGGGCTCGGTGGATCCGGGCGTGGGCATGGTGACCCAGGGTTCCTTGTTCAGCGGTGACGGTGCCGGTGGCGGTGGCCAGGTCTGCGCCGCAGGCTCGGCCGGCACCATGGGCTGTCTGGGTAAAAACGAGATGCGAAACGTGGGCCGGGTATCCTGGCGCGAGGCCATAAGGAACTGACATGAAGAATGCAGTACGCAAACAGGCAGGCTTCACCTTGCTGGAACTGATGATCACCGTGGCGGTGGTGGCGATTCTGTCGACCATCGCCTACGGCAGCTATCAGGATCAGATCAAGCGCTCGCGTCGCGCCGCTGCGGCGACCTGCCTGCAGGAGCGCGCGCAGTTCATGGAGCGCTTCTACACGACCAACATGAGTTACGAGGAAGCGCCGGATCCGGCGCCCTGCGATACGGTGGCCGGCCACTACGCCCAGCCGACCTTGTCCGACGTGACGGCCAATAGTTATACGTTGGAGATTGCTCCGATCGGCACGCAGGAAACCAATGACACACAATGCGCAACCTTGTCGCTGACTTCAACCGGAGTGCGCGCGGCTTCGGGTACGTATTCGTCAGAGCCGGCGAAGTGTTGGTGAGTAGGCTAAGCGCCTGATACGAAAAAGCCCGCAGCGATGCGGGCTTTTTTGTGGCTGCCGGTAGCGCGGGGCGGCATCGACGTGCAAAAACACCGACCCATAAAAAAGCCCGCGTATTGCTACGCGAGCTTTCTTGAATCTTGGCGCCCGAAGTTGGACTCGAACCAACGACCCCCTGATTAACAGTCTCGGCATGCACAGCCCCAAGAAGCCCGTGCACCAAGGGCTTATGCCGAAAGCGCCTGTCTCGTATCCCTGAAATGACAGACGCGTAAGTGGCTGATTCAGAAAGTACCATTCGGACGAAATAGACAGCTATCGGGTCGGTTTGCTTCGAACAATCTTCCGCCGGTAGTGCCGGCGCGTCACCTTGCCGTCAGCGTGCCCAAGCCGCTGCCGCGCTTCCTCGTCTGTGTCCGCGTCGCTGGCTGACTTGGCGCGCAGGTCATGCAACCTGACATCGGTAAGCCCCGCCTTGGCCCTAGCCACGCGCCATAGCGCTCGCAAGCCGGAAGGCGTGTACGGGCCGATGCCGCGCGCAGCGTGCTTGCCCTTTGGCCTGCTCTCGAACAGCCAAACGCGCTCGGTTCGCTTCCATAACCTCATCGCCTCCCTGATGCAGGCAGCGAGTTCAGCGGAGGATTCCAGCCCCTGCCGCTTCTTGCTCTTGGCGTTGACGTAAGTGAAGCCGTCATCATCCAGATCCGACACCTTGACCCGGAGCGCGTCGCCCTGGCGCATGCCAGTCAGTTCAATGAACCGCGCGATACATGCCAGCTTCGGGCTGGACTTCTCCAAGATGCTGTCCAGCTCTGCATCACTGACGTAGCGATCGCGAGGATTCTCCTGCACGCGCACCTGGAGCCGCTTTGTCGGGTCCTGGCCCCGATAGCCGCCCAGCACGCGGGCGTAGGTGTAGGCGATAGACAGCATGGACTTGTCGCGGTTGTGCTGCACGGTGCCGCCGTTCACCACGTAGCGGACGACATGCTCCGGCTCCAGGTCTTCCAGCACCATGTGCCCGAACTCTCGCTCAAGGCGCGTCGCACTATGCCGGTATCCCTCAAGCGTGGCCGCAGCGGCTGGTGCCTTGTGCTTGCGCGTCCTGGCATGCTCAATGGCGCCCCATAGCGCGTCTTTGACCTTGAGGATTTCGGGACGGCCGCCCACGAACTTCGCGTACTCCATGAGCGCCGCGCCGTAGGTGTCGCTAAGCCGAGTCCACTTGCCGGCCTTCACGAAGTAGTAGGCCCCATGCTTCATCTGCATGTTCGCGGGCAGATGCTTGTTGACGCTACGCCGCCTTCCCATTCTCTTCTTCCCACCTGGGGACCGTCTTCTTGCGGCCCGAATTCGTCGGCTTAGCCAACACAGCGGCGCGCTCGACCAGCGGACGGCCTACCGCGTTTGGCCGGAACGGCACGCCCATTTCTGCCAGCTTGCGGCACTGAGCGGACCAGCGCGTCCGAGCGGTCAACTCGCCGACTTCCTCGGGACTCAGCCAGGTCTCGCTCACCACTGCCTCCCAGTTCTCTTGATTCGTTTGGTAATCGGCCCTTCCCAGTGCTTCGGGTTGCGGCTGTTGGTCGCCCATTCCAGCCACTGAGCAATCTGCGTCAGGGACTTGTAGAGCCACGCCGGCAGCTGCGGCGCGTCGTCGCTGACTTGGAACCCGCCGGCGCTGATCGTAATCAGGGGCTTGGGGTCGGTCATGCGGCTGCGCTCAGCTGCTGCTGGAGTTCGATGTAGCTGGCGATGAACTCCGCCGACGCTTGAGGGACGATGGCGTTTCCGTAGGCGCGCAGCTGGCCCACTCGCGCGGGTATCCCATAAGCCAGCGGGAATGTTCCGGGTTCAACTGGCCGCCACTTTCCATCTCGGCAAAAGAGCCAGTCAGCAGCTCGCCAGAAGCCGTGTAACGGGCCGGCGTGTCCTTGTCGATCATCGCCACGCGCTGAGGCAGGGGAATGCCCGTGTCCTGCGGCCGCCACGTCCCCGAACCCCGCACCGCATCCGCTGCTGTTGGGGTCGGCCAGCCCGTGAATGCCGCCACTCCTGGCAGTGTCACCTGCGTCTTCGATCCGTCCGGCCGCCGCCCGGACGCCGCCGCCGCACCCATCGAATGGCCACCGTCCCCGTTGGCCTTCGTCGGTGTTGGCCAACCCGCCAACTGCACGGTCTTGATCCCGTTGCAGGTGTTGCCGGCCTCGTTGTTCCCGTTCTGCGCAGGCGTTCCCGCCATGGGCGTTGGCCATCCCGATAGCTGTGCGAACGCTGTTTCCGAGAGCGGCTTGCCCCGTGACTGATCCAAGCGCTCGGCCAGAAATTCCGGAGTCGCGCTTGCACTCTTGAAGTCGCGCGCCGATGGTGTCGGCCACCCAGTTGATTCGGTCACGGATGTGCGCCGCACCGACGCCCGCAGCCGGGAACGGGACACACCCGAAGGCGTAGCCCACGCCTTCCATGTCAGCGTGTACAAGGTCGACCCAAGGCTCTGCGTCCTTGCTCGCAACCTGCTCTCCAAAGACGACTGCAGGTCGGCACTCGCGGATGAGATGGAACCAGGCCGGCCAGAGATGCCGCTGATCGTCAAACCCAGTTCCTTTACCTGCCGCGCTGAAAGGCTGGCAAGGGCAGCTGCCAGTCCAAACCCGTCGGTTACCCCAGCCCGCAAGTTGGAGAGCAAGATCCCATCCAGCAATCCCTGCGAACATGTGCACCCGGTCGTATTGCAGTAGTGACTTTGGGGAGATGTCTTCGATGGACCTGTCACAGATTACTCCTGGGGTGATGTGTCCTGCGTCCATGAGATTGCTAATCCAGGCGCAGCAGTACGGATCGATTTCGTTGTAGAAGGCCTTCATTGGGCTGATGCCCCCTGGTGCCGTGCAACGCGCGCGGCCCATGCGAGAAATTCGCTCACGGACATGTCTCGCTTTGCGAAATTGCATTGGGGGCAGCACGGGACGACGTTGCTGGCCGTATAGCCGAGGCTACTGTCGATCCTATCGATGCCGTTGACCAGAACCCCGGCCTGATGACCCTTCGCCTTTGCAAGAGTGCTTGGCGGATGCCCGCAGTAGTGGCAATCCGACAGGAACAGTTCGCGCGCCTGCTGCGCGGTCAGTTCGAACGCCTGACTCTTCCTGGCCGCGTTACCTGAATAGATCTCGTGTCGCCTCCGGATTGCCATGTCTTCGCTGCTGGGTCGCCCCCTGGTGCGCCACGTTTCTTTTCGAGCGCAGGAGCAACAGCGCGTTGCGCGGCCGGTACGAAGCCTGCTGACGCGATGCGTGCAGGTTTCTCCGCAATCACACAGGCAATTAGCTACGGGGTGCACGCCTTTCGAACCACGCCGTAGTGCTGTGACAACCAGCGAGGTGAATCGATCGCCGACGCATACCTCAGCCATTGGACTCACCCCGGCTCACGGTGCGGCCGGCACCCATTGCTGCATCGACTTGTTCATCCAGGAAGCCAGGTGAATACGCCTCCTCGTCGATGAAAATCTCAACCGGCACACCATCGTCTTGCGCGCCGTTCCGGTCGCGCAACCACCGATACCTCGCCGCGTCCTGCGCATCCCCCTCAGCCTTGGCGGGGCGGGCGGTGGCCTTGGTCATGGCGAACGTCTGCGCATCCTCAAACGCACAGCGGGCATCGCCGCCCCGGATGGCTCCAGTCAAGTCGTGGCGCTCCAGCCATTCCGCGATCTCTTCATCGGTCGCATGGTCATCCCCCACCACGGGAGCGGTGGTTGCGGTCATGGTGTCGCCAAAAACTAGGGGTCGCCCAATCAGAGCATCGCTCGGTGCGTGCTCTTGAAACCAAAACCCAAGCTCAGGCTCGCCTTTCGATTCAACGCGCCATGCAACCACATCGCCCTCGGCCGGGGCCTGCCAAAGTTCGCCATTCCACCTCCAGCCAAGCGATACCATCGTATCGATTGCTTCCTGAGCTTCACCCTCGGCCGGAGCGGTGCGGGCTGAGAGGGCTGCAAGGTCGTATAGCGGAACGACCTCGATCCCCAGCGATTCGTAGTAATCGGCCGCATGTTTGTCGCGGGTGTACTGGGTATTCGGGCCTTCGTCCTGATAGTCGGTACACGCCCACGCAACAGGCTCCTGCGCCTGGGTGGATTCAAGGGCGCGGAGTGCTGCCTCTAGGTCGTTAGCGCATCCCTCCATGCGGTCAGCCGTGAACGTCATCGCAGCGGGGTTGTAGCGGTACTCGCGCGCCATCTGACGCCACTTGGTCGCCAGCGCGGTCAACGTCTCACTGTTCATTGCTCACCTTCAATCGATAGAGGGGTTCGGTATGGGCGGGATAGCCTCCCTTGCGAAGCTCAAAGGCCTGAGCCTTAGCTGTTCCTTCGGCTGCGCAAAGCACTTCCGCATCTCCGCTTTTCACGAGCCACGCAACCTGCTCCAGCAGCAGCGGAAGGGCAGCCTCAATCACGAAGCGTGCATGTGCTTCGCATTTCTCGGTCATGCCGTGACCGATTGCGTCAGCCAGAGCCTTCGCAGCAGCCTCCACCACTTCATCAGGGATGTTAGGCGCGGGCATTGGGGGTGTCCTGAGATACGGAAAGAATTTCGCGCAGAAGTGGCAAAATGTCATGGCACCCGCGTTCTTGGTCGAACCGTTTTGCTAGTGCGAAAGCCGCCTCAGCCTTAGCCCTGACAGCAGCCATCGCCTCGGCGTGGTCGGCGTGGAGGATGTAGTCGCCCGCGTCATCCATAGCGCAGAAGGCAGCGCCTATTTCGCCGTCGTAATCTGGTGCGTATCTCTGAATCACGCCGCCTTCCTCCCGCAAATCTCGTCCAACTGCTTAAAGGTCCGCTGGCCCAGGCCGAAGCGACTGTTGATCAGGAACAGAGATGAGCCGCGCGGATTGCCGTTTACCGGCCTGCCATTCGGGCCGATGAATCCAATTCGGCCACTGCGGTAGCGCTGACCTTCGCGCCAGCCGGTGATGTTGATTTCGTGCGACTGGCGCATAAGCGAGTCGTAGACACCTTCGCCATTCGGTGACATCACAAGCATTGCCACCACGCTCTTACAGGCCAGTGCGCGCTCAACCCAGGGCTTGATGTTTGAATACGGCGGATTCAGCCAGATGTTGCTGTCGTTCGGCCACTCGTGAGACAGCGAGTCGCCATCAACAAAGCCAGTGCGCGTCCACAGCGGAACAGCGAGCGCGTTGTCCATCGTGCAGGCGCCGTCGTACTCGAAGCCTCCGACCAGGCGCTCGGCCCAGTCGAAGATTTCGATGGGTGTCCTCCAGCTGTCTCTATCAATCACGCCACACTCCTCAGTGATTCGCGCAGCCAGGTCGGCGCGCGGTCTGCTTCCGTCAGTACGCGCTCGATGCGCGGGGTGTCGATGTCGCGCGCCGGCCATTGGTGCCCGACGATTTCCGGGTACTTGCTGGTTTCGTCCACGCGGATGTGCGACGGGCGAGGCAACGCATAGGCCAGCTCCAGCGCGTCATTCACCGAGCGCGGCACGTCCGCTTCGGACCCCGCGCGCGCGCGCCACCAGTTCACCGCCTTCGTGCGCGCGTAGCCGCTGTGCTCCAGGCACACCCACTCATGGAACCGACGCATGCCGACCTGGTAGGTCACTTTCATGCTGACCGGCTTATCCGGCTTCTCGTGGCGCTCGTACTTGATCGAGGCGACCTCGTAGTCGTTCAGCACGCGCTCGCGCTCGGTGGACAAAATCGGCGCATCAATGGGGCGATCCAGATGCGCGGGGTCCGTGCCGCCGAATTGGTGATCGCACTCCGGACACTGCCGGATACTCAGGGCCAGCAGCGCGTTGCACTGCGGACATTCCTTGGTGCGTCCGGTCTGCACTTCACTGCCGCGACCAGAGCGCGCACGGGCGACGCGGATTTCATCAATCGCGCCGTGCTCAATGACGTTCATCGCGTAATCCAGCACCAGGCAATCGTTCTTGCCAGGCGCCAGGCGTAGGCCTCGACCCACCTGCTGGTAGTACAGGCCCGGCGACTTGGTCGGGCGCAGCATGGCCACGCAGTCGATGTGCGGCGCGTCAAAGCCTTCGGAGAGCACGTTGACGTTGACCATCCAGCGGATAGCGCCGCGCTGGAAGGCCTCAATCAGGTTGCCGCGCTCGCCCTTAGGTGTGCCGCCATGCACCAAAGCCGCTGACTCGCCAGAGCCATGCAACTGCGCCAACACCTTCTCAGCGTGATCCACGTTGACGCAGAACACGATGCCGGCCACGCGTCCAGCGGCGCGGGAGAGCAGGTCTGCGACCGTGCGCTGCACCAGGCTGTCTTCAGACATCAGCGCAGCCAGCTCGCCCTCGATGTACTCGCCGCCGCGGGTGTGCACTTGGGAGAGATCTGGTGCTTCGCCGGCCTTGGACACCAGCCGGGAAAGAAAGCCGTCGGCAATCAAGTCCGGGATGCGCGCTTCGTAGGCGATGTCGGTCAGGATGTGCTCAGGGCCGCACACCGGCACCGCGCGGCCCTGTAGCCGGTACGGTGTGGCGGTGACGCCGACCACGCGCAGGTCCGGGTTGTGGCGCTTACAGTCGTCGATGAATTGGCGATAGCGGCCCTCGCCGTTGAGCGGAATGCGGTGCGCCTCGTCGATGAGAAGCAGATCGAACCGACCCAGTGCATGCGCCTTGGCGGCCACGGATTGAATCTGGCCGAAGATGATGGGATTGAACCTGTCGCGCCGCTTCAGCCCTGCCGCGTAGATTCCCATCGGGGCCGCTGGCCACATCCGCTGCAGCTTGTCGGCGTTCTGCGCGACCAGCTCCTGGGTGTGCGCCAGGATAGCGACACGGCCGCCCCAGCCTTGCACGGCGTCCTGCGCCATGGCCGCCATCAGCGGCGACTTGCCGGCGCCGGTGGGCAGCACGAGCGCGGGGTTGCCGTCGCGGTTGCGAAGGAAGTCCCACGCGGCCTGCTTGGCCTGCTCTTGATACCAGCGTAGCTGCATCACGCAGCCTCCTCGCGCGGCACCCACTGGGCGTCCGGCAGATGCTGCACACGGATGGCCTGCAGCTCCTCGCTGCGCAGGGCGTCCAGCGGCAAGGCGTTGAGTTCTTTGCTGGAGTAGCTGCCGACTGCACGCGGGCCATTGCGGAACACGAAGCCATCGCGCGTTCGGTACGACACCCAGTTCTCGTCCTGGTTCGCGTCTTCGACTTCGCCCCAGGTCACCAGCGCCGGGATGTAGAGATGATCCGCGCAGCCGTCCTGCTGCTCGGCCAGCGTCAGATCGCGCCCACGGCGCGCACACGACCAGCGGCCGTCGCCGTCGCGCTCTGGCGTGGCGTGCAGGCAGGTGCGGCAGCTGACTTCCGCCAAGCGCTGCCCGTGACACACCTGCGCGGCCGGGCACATCTTGCACTTGTAGAACGCCGGGTCGCTGGACAAGCGCGGGCCGGGCTCCGCGCCGAAGATGATGCGCTCGGCCTTGGCCATCAGTGCGTCTTGTGCCTGGCGGTCCTCGCGGATGCGCTCGCCGTAGACCTCGTCCGTGTCCTTGTTGACCATCAGGTACAACGTGCGAGTCAAGTCGGCCAGGCGCATCTCGACCTGGTTCTGCGCGTAGTGTTCGGGCTTGGCGTCCTTGACGCCCTTCTTCTTCGTGTCGGAGAAGCTCTTGTTGTTTGCGGTCTTGAACCCGACCACATGCCAAGTCTTCGGCGCATCCGGCAGTTTCAGCGCGGCACCATCAATCTTGGCCACGAAGTGGCCGCCGCATGCGGTGAACTCGTATTGCTCGCCGGTCTGCGGGTTCAGGTCGTGCACCTGGGCGCCGATGCCACGCAACTCGGCGATGAAGACTGCTTCCTCGCGGTGGCCGCGATCAAACAGTCTCAGCATGCGGCCGTCGAAGCCTTCGCCTTTGCTGGCCCAGCGGAAGGCATACCAGAGCTGCGCCTCGCACTCGCGGCCAATCTGCGACGCGCCGAGCCGGCGCGACACGCGGCCGAGCTTCTGCTCCCACCAAGTGCGCATGGCGGTGACGGTCTGCAGCTCGACGACGGATTGGGGCAGTGCGGTCATGGCGAGGGCTCGGGATTGGGTGGGTGGAAGCGGGCCGGCGCTGATCTCCGGCTTGCCTGAAGTGCTTTCTTCGTCCTTACCGGAGGGACGTCACCCTTTCGGCAGTGGCCCGGACCAACGAAGGGCCGGGGGCAAATTAGGCGGACCGTAGCCGCGCATCAGCCTGCGCATTCCGCTTCCGTAAAAGTCGCCGTGTGTTGGGTCTACGCCGCACGGCGCGGCACAGGAGGCGGCCCTAAGGCCTAGCGCCCAACTCGCAAGGGGTTCCTTACGCCGCGCGGTTGCGATTCCAGGGGGCGCCACCGCTGGCCGGCGCGGGCGTGTTGCCGAACGGGATGTCGTCATCCAGGCCCGCGCCACCAGAGGCCAACGCCTTGCCATCCCACTTGCGCCAGGCCTTGATGCTGGCTTCGTCGCGATCACGCTTCTGGCCTTTCTTGCTGCCGTAGCTGATAACGCTGCCTTCGGGCTGGAACTCGATGCGGATGACGTGCGGCTTGTGATGCAGTTCCTGGCTGTCACGCGGATTCATCACGCCAGTGGCCTCGCGCACGCTCGCGAACTGGCGATTGGCGATTTCGACGGTCTTGTCGTTCGGGTTGTCCAGGTTCAGGCGCTCCCAGTGCTTGCGCCCCTTGAGCGGGCCTTCGACGATTTCGTACACCAGCTCCAGGTAGCTACCACTGTTGTTGCTGGTGGGCTTCATATCGCTGTCGATGATTTGCGCGACGTAATCGCCGGTCGGGAGCTTGCCCAGATCCTGCTGGGCTTCGGCGTTCGGGTCGTAGGCGTTGGTCAGGTTGGCCATTTCGGTTCCTTGGTGGTGGTTCGGTGTTGTGTTGAAGGGGTGGGGCTAGGCTGTTACATGCCGCCGTCGCTGCGTTCGGCCGCTTCGCCCCGTAGGTCAGGCCGCCTTCGCGGCGGGATTCATCGCATCGAGCAGGGAGTCCCAGCTCAGCGGGATGACGTCGGGCAGGGAATAGCGGTTACCGGCAATGAATGACGGCTTGGAATTGCAGTGCAGAATGCGGTGGCCGGTGCCCATGGCGCGGGCACGCTTCTTGTTGAAACCGGCGTCTTCCTTTTTGATGGCCACTTCATCGGCTGCATAGAGGATGGCGTCGGCCCATTCAACGACCAGACCGAGCGCGCCCTTCTGCAACTTGAGCTCGTAGCGGTCAAAGCCCTCGCTATCCGGCGCTTCGAAGCGCTTGACGGCCGAGTGCGCGATGAGGATGACCGCCATACCGCGCTCGACACGCAAAGCGTTGAGCTTGTCAAGGAACTCGCGCCAGATGCTGTTGGCGGCAACGTAACCCTTGCCGTAGCCGGGATCTTCGATGGACTTCCAACCGTTCTGCTCACACACGTGCGCCCAGATCAGCGGCTCCAGCCAGTCCGTGGAATCGATGACGACCGTGCCGAACTCGTGCTCGCCCTGATACAGGGAGAGCAAAGCCTCGTCGACCTGGCGATAGCTGCTCAGCAGCGGGAAGCTGTCGGTTTCGATGCCAGACAGGCCATCCTCCAGCGGCAGGAAAATCGGTTTGTAGGCACCGGCCGCGAAGGTGGACTTGCCTACCTTCTGCGCGCCGTGGATGACCACGCGCGGGGGCAGGGCGTTGCGGGAGGTCTTGCTGATGCTGTTGAGGGAGATGGCCATGGGTTAGGTGCTCGGGTTGAGGTCTTCGAGGGCGGTAATGAGGGCGTCAGCCATGTCCACGCATTCCTGTGCGACCTGTTGCTGCGTGCAGTTGACGCGATGCCAGCCGCTTTGATGGCTGGCCTGGTAGGGCCCGCCTGGGTTCGACAAGAGGCCCTGCATGGCCATGGCTGCGAACATTCGGCGGTCCTCGTGAATCCGCGAGGTTTCGCCAATTTCATGCGCTTCCAACCAACTACGCGCTTGATCGGGCGTGCATTCACCAGAAAGCAGCATTCGAATGATGTCTTCCAGGGTTGGCATCATTTCCGCACTCCTTGCTTTGCGCGGCGCGCACGCTTTGCAGCATTGCGGCCAATGTCGTAGGTGCGGCCGGGCTTCTGGATCCAGGGAATCCACGGCGCGTTTGCACTGAGCGGATGCGGGACCATGCGCGCCTCAGCGGAGACGTGCAGGAAAGAGGCGCGGCGCGCGAGGCATGCTTGCAGGCTGCTACTGGCCATCACGCCACCTCCTTCAACTCAGCGCCCACCAGCTCCTCGGCCTTGACGCTGGACTTGCCAGGCGTGGCGACGATGGCCTCGGCCGCGACGGCATACAGCTGCGGCTCATTGTCGCGCAGGTACTTGATGCCGGTGACCGACACCTCGGGCTTGAAGCGGAAGGCGCGTTCGAACATGGACTCGCCCAAGCGCTCGCGCACACCGGCCAGCGCAGCCTCGTCGACTCGGCGGCTCACGTTGCCGGTCACGGTGACCTTGAAGCGCAAGCCGCGATAAGTCTTGCTTCCCTCGTCCGGGCACTGCACCAGCGCGAGCAGTGCGGCCTCGGCCTCGATTCGCGCGGCGGTGGCCTGGTGTTCCGCCAGCTTGAGCGCGATCAGGCGCTCGGCGGCGGTGTCAATTTGCTGTGTCATCTCACGCTCCTCGGCGGTCGGCAAAGTTCACGGTTTCGGTTTCTGGTGCGGGGTCGTACTCGGCGCGGTTGCGGTGCGCCCAGGGGAAGCTGTTGCTGTGCGAGGCCTGCGCCACGGCGCGGAAGCTGCGCACGCGCTCGTCGTTGTTCGGCGCGACCGGAGCCTTGCCGGGTGCCACGCGCTGCAGGGACAGGCGGGTCAGTTGCATTGCTTTGCCTCCATGTGGAAAGGGCTTTGCGGATCCATCGCGTGCGCTGTGTAGCCCAGACACATGCCCGTTGCGCCCAGCACATAGACGATGGCGAACGCGTGGCGCTTGAGATGCACGAGCGCACGAAGCTGGCGGCGGGTCATGCGGCCTTCCTCGGCGCTTCGCGCCAGCTGCTCGCCTCGATGTCGTGATTGCGGAACAACAGCGTCCCTTCCGGAACACAGCGGTCGCAGGCCGGCGCTCCGTGCTTGCAGCACATCAGCGGGTTCAGCGGCTTGGGAAGCGGTGCGTGCGGGTTGCGGGCGCGGCGGAGGTTTGGTTGCGAGATCACGATGCACCGCCAGTTGCTTTGGCGATGGCGCGCATCGCCTGCTGCACTTCCGCTTCTTGCTCCTCGATTGGCAGAAGCTCGTCGCTATTGGTGTTGAAGCGCTTGGCGTGCCAGTAGACGAGATTGTTCAGCGCATCCAACAACTCCGGCGCGGCGGCGATGAGGCGTGCGTTGGCCTCTTGGGTTGCGTTGTACTCAGGCACCGGCGCGTCATCGATCCACACAATGCAGATTCGATGGCCGCCGGCCTGAACTCTGATGTCCTGATACGGAGCATCGTGCTGGCCACAGTCCGTTTGCCACGGCCCCGGCGTTCCCTTGAAAGCGCTCATCCGCGCACCTGGGCCTGTTCGGCTTCCGCATGCAGACGCAACGGCAAATCCATTGACTCCACACCCTGCGCGAACGGATTGACCAGCGCGCGAACTCGCTCGATCTGCTCTGCGCGTGCATCGCGCATTTCGACCTGACGCGCGTAGTCGCCACCCCGATACTCGTCGGCCTTGTAGGTGGACGTCACCACATACGGAGCCAGAGCCAGGAGCATGTGTAGGCGCGCGGCTTCGAAGGCTTGCTCGGCATTGGCGCCGGCGTAGATGGCGCCGTAGTAGGCGATGGCGCAGCCCGGGTCGGTCAGACCCATGTTGTAGAGACTGGCGCCTGCCATGTGGCGGCGCTTGCGCAGGGATTCGAGTTCGGATTCAGGGTGCTGGTTCATCGCTTCGGCTCCGGGTCCGTGCTGGACCGTGGAAACGAATATAGGCAGGCCTAAATCCATTGTCAATAGGCCAGCCTAAAATATTTTTGTCGGACACAAAAAAGCCCCTCCAGAGAGGGGCTTAGGTGTCAGCCAGTCGGCGGCTTACCGTTCTGAGGCCTGCACGCAAGACAGGTAAGTGTCGTTTTCGAAGTCAGTGACCATGCGCTGCTGATTCTGTTCCGTACTCATTCGCGGCTTTTCGTACGCCTCCATAATCATTCTGCGGATGATTTTTGCTTGATCTGGATCGCTTTTGTCTGCGGTGTCCATGGAGGCTGACATCGCAACACCGCCTTGGCGACCTCGCATGATTTCAGCAGCAAGCTGCGAGTAGGACTTGCATAGCGATCGCAAACTTGCTGCTGACTCTGCGTCACTCTCTTTCTGGGCTTTTGTTTCTGCTGGTGCGCTTGTCGGCGGGGAAGGGGAGCACCCGGCCCCCAGCACAATCAGGCTTATCGCCAGCGTCTTCGGATACCACGTATGCAATCCCTTCATCCGTTGCCACTCCTAGTTTTCTTGCTAGCGGTCGCAGCTTGTGCAGCTTGCTCACCGCGCTCTTTATCAGCGGATCTACTGGTTTCTTCCCCACGCCCCATCTCCCTTGCCAGCTCTTCACTCACGAATAAATCGAACGCATCCAGGACCCCCTTATTGGTGCCTGGCTCCAGATCGCCACGCTTACGGTACGCGTACACCAGCAGGTCAGGAACTTGCGCCGCGTCGTACTTAAGCCCCACGCCCCTGACTGCTTTTTCTGTCGCTACGAAAGCCTGGGCAAGTCTGTCCTTATCCAGTTCCACGCCCTGAGACGCGACCCGGGCGCCCTTGCCGGTAAGGATCCATTCGACCGTGGTTCCCAGGTAGTTGGCGACGGCCAGCGCGTAGTCAGCGCGAATCATCTCGGTCGGGTTCTTACCTTTGACGCGGCCAAACCATTGCGAAACGGAGTTCGCGGCAATGCCGCAGGCCTTGGCGATGCCAAATTCATTTTTGCCCTGGCTTGCCTGTTCAGCCAGCAGGGTCTCTATGCGACGGGCCCAATCTCTCATTAGGCAAGCCTAATCAGTCTGAATTTAGGCTGGCCTTGCAATCGTAATTTAGGCGTGCCTATACTTTGCGCATGACCGACTCCGACGCAATCGACAACCTCGGCGGCACCTGTGCGGTCGCTGAGCTCTGCAATGTGCGCCCGCCGTCCGTGAGTGCTTGGCGGAAGGCTGGCATCCCGGCGGCGCGCCGGCAGTTCCTGGAGCTGTTGCGTCCGGACGCGTTCAAGCCGGTCAAGCGAGCGAATGGCAATCGCGTCCGCCGTTTCACCACAGATTCTTCGAATAGCTGACATCGGCTCGGCCTGAAAGGGTCGGGCCTATTTTTTCGACCTGCGCTGATAAGCGCTGATAACACAACGCATCAGGGGATATCGCCATGCATCAGATGAGCCTGACTTTCGAGCCTGGCCTGGCCCAGAAGTACCGCGACATGCGCGAGTGCTTCGCTTCGTGCGTGTATGCGCGCGGGCTGGGGCGAGTGGCCGCAGAAGTCGACGTCCAGCCTTCGAACCTGTCGGCCATGCTGGCAGGGGAGCGCAACCTCGATACCGCGCTCATCGAGCGGTACATGGATCGCTTCAAGGACTACACGCCAGCGCTCTATATGGCCGCGCGCTGGCTGACCGATGCCAACACTCTGCAGGCGCAGGCGCTGGCCCAAATCCCAGCACTCGTCGCCGACCTGCAGCGCCTGGCCGCGATGGCTGGCGGCTCCCGGTAGTGAATTTTCCGCTCCCAATCCCATCCAGGCATATAGGCGCCCACCAATACGCTGCACCGCGTGAGGTGAGCGCGGTGTGGCAAGCGTGTCGAGGAGACGTTAAGCCATGAATCCAACCGAGCAAGCCATCGCCGAAGCGCTACGACGCTACGAGCACGCGCCCAGCGCGCAGGTCATTGACTTCGCCAAGGCAAGGGAGCAGGCACGGCAGCGCAGGGCGGCACACCACTGGCGCCGGCCGCGACATCCCGATCCCAACCCACCGAGGGCTGCGTGATGAAACGCATCGACTCAACACTGACAGGCGCCACCAATGGCGACACCCTCGCGCGCAGGTTCCTGGAATCGCGCGAGCGCACAAAGCTGACCCAGCAGATGGCAGCCAAACAGATCGGCATCAGTGCCGGCCAACTGGGTCGCATCGAGAGGGGGGGGTAGGGATGGTCGCTGAGCCTTCAACTCTCGTGCGCGCGGCGCGCGTCTATGACGTGCCGCAAGTGTGGCTGTACGCCGGCTCCTCGGCCGGCGCACGCTTCGTGCCCGACTGGTACAGCCTGCAGCCGGTGCGCCACGCCGCATGAGCTCAGCCGCGCCAGACCTGCTCGCCGCACACTCGTTCCTGTCCATCCTGGACGAGGGCGCCGACGCGTTCCGCTTTCGCGTGTTCGACGATGACGAGCAACGCAAGGACAGGACGCTGGCGGGCAAGTTCTATGGCGACTTCACCAAGGTCGCGCACTCGCTGGCCACGGCCAACGAGAAGGGCTGCGGCGTGTTCGTGGTGGTCAACGACGGCGGCCAGGACGCGGCGAGCATTCAGCGCGTGCGTGCCGTGTTCGCGGACCTGGACGGCGCGCCGCTGGATCCCATCCTGGCTTGTGGCTTCGAGCCCCACGTCATCGTCGAATCCAGCCCCGGCAAATTCCATGCGTATTGGTTGGTTGATGACCTATCGCTGACTGACTTCGAGGGCGTGCAGCGTGCCATCGCGGCGGAGTTTAGCTCTGACCCCAGCGTCATCGACCTGCCGCGGGTGATGCGCCTACCCGGCTTTTGGCACCGCAAGGGTGAGCCGTTTCAGTCGCGCATCATCCACGAGTCAGGCGGCCGGCCGTATCCGGCCAGCACCATCACCCAGCGCTGGGCGCCGGATGCCGTCGCGCCCAAGCACGAAGTGCAGCCGCAGCTGGGGCAGGTGGTGGAAATCAACCGCCATGCCTCGCTGCTGAAAGAGACACGCTTCCTGGCGCACGACGTGCAGCAGGGACACATGACGCGCGACGAAGCCCTGGGCGTGATGCGCGATCGCATCGCCTCGGGCCGCTACAGTCGCCACGTGCCGGACGACGAGGTCATCAGGGCCTTGGACGGCGCGCTGCGCAAGCTGCCGGCGACCAGCCCAGAACCCTCAAAGCCGGCAGCCAACGATCCGTTCTGGGGCTTCAAGTTCGCGCCGGATCTCGTATCCCAAATGGGGCCGACGCGCTGGCTGGTAGCCAAGCTGCTGCCGGAGGACTGCACAGCGGTCCTTTACGGCCCAAGCGGCACCATGAAGTCGTTCGTGATGATTGACCTAGCGCTCTCCATCGCCCATGGCGTGCCGTGGCAGGGCAAGGCCACCAAGCAGCGCAGCGTGTACTACCTGGCAGGCGAGGGCGAGCAGGGCTTTGCCAAGCGCCTTGCTGCGTGGTGCCAGACGCGAGCGCTAGCAGCGCCGGCGACGTTCGCCTTCCGGCAGATTCCCCGCATCCAGGACGCCAGCCAGCTCGATGCGCTGATCGAGGCCATACGCACCATCGTGGCCGAACGCGGCGACGCGGGCCTAGTCATCATCGACACGCTGTTTACCGCCCTGGATGGTGGTGACGAGAACAGCGGCAAGGATATGGGCCAGGTCATCGCGGCCATGAAGCGCCTGCGCCAGGAGTTCGGCGCCGCGGTGGTGACCGTGCACCACACCGGCAAGGTCGGCGAGACCGCGCGCGGCCACAGCTCACTGCCGTCAGGCATGGACGTGATGTTCTACGCCAAGCCCGGGCCGACACCGATGACGGTGGAAATCACCAACCCCAAGCAAAAGGACGGCGCCGAGCACGCGGCCATCCTGCTGCAGGCGCAGGTGTGCGAGTTGCCCATCACCGGCGAGGACGGCCTGGCCGAGACCAGCCTGGTGCTGTGCAACCCCTCGGCCGACATCCTGGCCGGCTATCAGGCCCGCACGAAGCAGACCGAAGAGACCACCGCCAAGGCGCAGGGAACGCGCCGGGCGGAGGACGAGGCCGCTGACGCCATCAAGGCGTTTGCCGTGGAACGTCTGGCGGCGAACGTCCCGCTGCGTCAGCTGGAGCAGGAGATCGCAACGCGGGCAGTCGCTCTCGGCTACCCGCATTTGGCGGTGAAGCGCACGAAATTGTCCGACTGGAAGCGCGAGGCAGGGCTGTGATCACTTTCGCCTCGCGGACAAGTCGCGGACAAAGAATGAATAGGGGGCGCGTGCGCATGCGTATTGTTCAAGTTACTGATTTTTATGCTGTCCGCGTTGTCCGCGTTGTCCGCGGACAAGCTTTTGGACATCACGGACAGCCTTTGTCCGCGTTGTCCGCGTTGTCCGCCCCCTCTTTAGAGGGGCGGCACAACGGACAAGCGGGACAGGCCACCTCGCGGACACTGGAGAACCCCATGACCTGCACCACCGGCAAACAGTGCTACCCGTCACCCCAGGCAGCGCACAAGGCCATGCGAGCGACCGTCGGCCGAGGACGCCAGCGGCCGTGGAACAACGGCAAGCCCGGCATCTACCAGTGCCAGTTCTGCAAGGCCTGGCACACGACCAACTCAGCCCGTCCGGAGCGTGCAGCATGAACCGTGCTGTCTGGGTGCAAACCGTATGGTTGCCGGTGCAGACCGTCAGCGAGGCCAATGGCCGTGACCACTGGAGCAAGAAAGCCCGCCGGACGAAGAAGCAGCGCTTCGCGGCTCGTGCGCTTTGCCCGGCGTTCGCGCTGCCTGCCGTCGTGCGCCTGACGCGTTTCAGCTCTGGCCGCCTGGACGACGACAACCTGCGCGGCGCGCTCAAGGCCGTGCGCGATGGCATCGCCGATGCGTTTGGCGTGGCCGACAACGACCCGCGGTTGATCTGGGAGTACGAGCAGGCAGGGCGCGGTGAACAGCTGCAGGGCAGCGTGCTGGTCGAACTGAGGACGCCGGCATGAGCGCGCTGGTCTGGATGGCGCTCGTCGTGCTAGGCGCGGCCATCACGCTCATCACCTACACCGCCGGCTTCATCGCTGGCCGCAACGCCTCGCGACCGCCGCCGCCGCCACCGACGCTTCGGGAGCGCCACCCATGACCTGCCAGGAACGCCCCTGCGGCAGTGTGACCAAGCTGCCAGTGCACGCGGTCGCTGACCGCGCCGCGCGGCACATCATCGAGTTCAAGGGACCGCGCGCGGTGACCATCGACCCGGTCGGCCGTGTGTGTATCGAGGCGCCAAAAGCTGCTGCCGAGTTCGACTTGGTCGGCGTGTACGACCCGGCGTTGGGCTTGCGCGACCTGTCGCATCGCATCGCCGAGGACTTGCTGTTCGAAGCCAAAGAGCGCGGCTTCCGGCCGACGAGGAGGAGTGCGTGAGCAAGTTCTTTGTGGGGCAGAGGGTGCGAATCGCACGGCCGGATTCCGGCAGCAGGATCCGCGGCCTGATTCCTGGCGATCAGGGGGTTATCGCAAGACTCGACTGGCCCACGGACGTGCGCGTCAGAGTGGATGGAAAGGTCAACCCAACCGGCTTCCAGCAAAAGCCGCAGGACGATTTCCCCATGTTCTACGATGAACTCGAACCCATCCTCCCCGACGGCCACCGCACGGGCGACTTCACGAACGTGCAAGACCTACTCGACTCGCTCACTCGGGAGCACGCATGACCGACACCTTCAACCACAGCGACCCGCGCACGTTCTGGGAGCGGCTTGCGCGCTTGACAGGGGAGAGCACCTATCGCATCCCAGTAGAGGGCCGCAGCACGCGCAGCGCGCACGTGCCGCCGGCGCACCAGCTGGCCGCGGCGCTGAGCTATGCACGTCTGAACCCGGCAGACGTGGGCCCGGACATCGCCTACGACGTGGCGTGCCGCACGACCACCTACGCGCGCAGGGTCGGTAATGCCGTGGCCGAGGCCATGTGCGCTGATCGCAACCGCGCGGCGCGGCGCTGCCGGCCCTGGATGCGCATCATCGTCTGGGCGGCCTACCTGCGCGTGACCAAGGACGAGGATTACGCGCGTCTGCGGCCGGCGGAAGTTAGCCAGGACGACTGGGTGCTGCTTACCGAAGCGGCCGAGCGCATCTTGCTGTCTCTGGCCGAACAGGCGGTGAGCCGGGCAGAGCGCGCCTACTGGGCGCGGGGCGAGCGGAGGGTGGCATAATGGGCGTCATGAATGGACGAGGCGAGCCGTTGGAAGGTCAATTCAGCGCGAAGGCTGAGGGATTCCTGCGCGAGCTAGCAGAGCTGTGCATCAAGCATCAAGTCACGCTTGCTACCAGCGGCTACGACGGGCTGCAAGTTTGGGACATGAGCGGCAATAGCGAGTCACTGCATTGCGCTGGCGTCGAGGACATGACCAAGCAGGCTTGACCGCCCCCGAAATTGATGACCCAATAATCCCATTGTGGACAGCTGCGCCCCGCCTTGTGCGGGGCGTTTGCGTTTCTGGGCGAGCCAGCTGGCGGCAAGGAGCCGTCGCTGGGCCAACTCGTCCGCCATTTTCCCGGCTGGAGAGAGCCATGCTTCCCGAAGACCCTAAGGCCCGCAAGCGCGTTCCGCTTGCCACGGGCCTGATTGACTATTTCCCGGACGCGCTAGCAGCGGTGGCCCAGCTCTCGCTGGTGGCCAACGAGCAGCACAACCCGGGCGAGCCGCTGCACTGGGCGCGCGAGAAGTCGGCCGACCACGACGACTGCCTGCTGCGGCACTTCCTGGATCGCGGCACGATCGATAGCGATGGCATCCGCCATAGCGCAAAGGTGGCGTGGCGGGCGCTGGCGCTGCTGCAGCTGGAGATTGAGCGGGTGACTGAAAGCCGCAGGCAAGTTCTGCCGATAGCAACGGCCGAGATTGGCGCGTATTTCGGTGGACCGGAGGGTGCGCGCATTGGTGCCTGCATCGGCAGCGCGGCCGGCGCCGCCTACGACGCACACCCTGGCGTCGAACTGGATCTGACGATGAGTGGGGCACTATCAGGTCGCGCCGGCCCCATCGCACACAACCCCGTTTCCCAAGCGACCGGCGACTTATGAAGTGCCCGAAATGCGGTAGCGAGCGCACGTCAAAGAATGGCGGCGGGCGAGGGAAGTGCTTTGCATGCGCGAAAACATTCGTCATAACTGCTGAGCTGGAAGAGCAGTATCGCGAAGCACACATCGCAGCGCTGAAAGGCTATTCACCCGATCACCAGATGGTGCATCCGGTGGCGCCAGGCTTTCTCGTCAAGGGCGTGTCCACGCTCTACAACGATGAGGGCGGCGTTTCTGCACAGTGGGTCAAGACCACTGCGGATCAGGAAGCGCAGCGACAGATGGTTGAGGCGGCGGCGAAAGCCTTCGCCACCAAGATTCCTCGCGAGCGCCCCAGGCCAGCGCCGGCTCGCACGGTTGCAGACCTGTGCAACGTCTACGTGCTGACGGACTACCACCTCGGCATGCTGGCCTGGGGCGAGGAAACGGGCGCGGACTGGGACACGACCATCGCTGAGGCGATGCTGGTGGACTGGTTCGCCGCCGCCATTGCGCAGGCGCCGGCATCGGAGTTGGCGGTGTTTGCACAGCTGGGCGACTTCCTGCATTGGGACGGCATGGATGCGGTCACGCCGGCGAGCAAGCACTTGCTGGATGCGGATACCCGCTTCCAGAAGCTGGTGCGTGTGGCGATTCGCGCCATTCGGCGCGTGATTGGCATGCTGCTGGCCAAGCACCAGCGCGTGCATGTGCTGATGGCCGAAGGCAATCACGACCCGGCCAGCTCCATCTGGCTGCGCGAGTGGCTGGCGGCTAGCTTCGAGAACGAGCCACGCGTCACCGTCGACACGTCGCCGGATCCGTACTACTGCGTGGAGCACGGCAAGACCGCGCTGTTCTTCCACCACGGCCACAAGCGCAAGCCGACGAACATCGACACGGTGTTCGCTGCCAAGTTTCGTGAAGTGTTCGGGCGCACCCAACATGCCTACGCGCACATGGGGCACCTGCACCACATCGACGTGAAAGAGACGAACCTGATGGTCGTTGAGCAGCACCGCACCCTGGCCGCGCCGGACGCCTACGCCTCGCGTGGCGGCTGGATGAGCGGGCGTGATGCGGTGGTGGTGACGTACTCGAAAGAGCACGGCGAGGTCGGCCGCTGCCGCATTTCGAGCAAGATGCTGGAGGCGGGGTGAGTCCCCCGATGCGGGTTGCGCTTGCGGTGCTGGCTATCCCGCTGCTCCCAATCCTCGCCGTCGCTGGCATGGCGGTGGCGCTGGTCTTCCTGATCTATGCGGCAGCCGTTGAGGCCATCGCCGACATCGAACGCATGCTCGGACGCCCGCAATGACCACCATCGCGGCCAAAGACGGATGCATGGCGGCAGATACGCAGCTCACCGGCGAGTACCGCCTGCGCGCGCAGAAGATTGTGCAGCTGACCGACGGTACGCTGGTCGGCGGCGCCGGTGCCTGGCATCGCTGCTGGGCGGGCATGCTCTGGATGTTGGGCGGTGAGCAGGGCGATCCGCCCAAGCTCAAGGACGCCTGTCTGCTCATCATGCGCCCGGATGGCTCGTTGCACTTGGCTGAGGAGGAGTTTCCCTCTTTCCCGCTGCTTGATCGCGAAGCTGCCATTGGCAGTGGTGCAGCGGCTGCGGTGATGGCCATGCGTGCCGGCGCATCAGCAGGGGACGCCGTGAAAGCAACTTGCCGCATTGACTGCGGCACCAGTGAGCCGGTGCAGATGCTGCGCCTGCCCAAGCCCAAGAAATCCGCGCGCAAGCGCTGAACACCTTAGCCCGGCCGCAGTGGCTCTCTCCCACTGTCGTGGCGTCGCCTTGCGCGGCCGCCGGGCGCCTATTACTCAGGGGACAACGTGAAAGACCAAGCCGCCGAAGCGACCATCGCGACCGTCGCACAGAAGTTCACGGTCGCCGGCGGCAGCACTGCCGTGGTCGGCGGCCTCACGGCCAACGAGATTGCGGCCTTCGGTGGCCTAGCCGTGGCAGTGCTCGGTCTGCTGGTGCAGTTCTACTTCAAGCGCAAAGACGACCACCGCCGCGATGAAGCGCATCGCGCCCACATGGCGCGCCAGGCGTGGCCGGCCTACGAGGATGATGCATGAAGGCCAAACTCATTGGTGGCGCCGCTGTTGCTGCCGTGCTCGCGCTGAGCGCGACGCTGGTCAAACCGTGGGAAGGCTACAGCGCCACCCCCTATCGCGACATCGTGGGCGTAGTCACGGTCTGCTATGGCAGCACCAACGGCGTCCAGAACAAGACCTACACGCTGGAAGAGTGCGAAGCCACGCTCCATACG